AATTCAACCAGGTAATAGAAGGGCTACTGTGATACCCGTAATCGGCTTTGCAACTATCACCCGATTTGACCTAGCAGAAAGACTTATCAAAAGCGTCAATTACCCTGTCGAACACCTAGTCATAGTCAATAACTCAGGTAAACAGTCTTGGCAACCTGTGAAGCCAGATTCGGTTAAGAAGATATGGCACATAGAAGTGCCTTATGGCTTGGGATTAGTCGGTGCTTGGAACCTAGTCATCAAATCTACGCCTTATGCCCCTTACTGGGTAATGGTCAATGACGATGCTTGGTTTAGCCCAGATGCCCTAGAGACTATTGAGAGAGAAGTAGATACAGAAGCTTTGAACTTTGCTCATGTAGATCAGACACCTTGGGCTGCCCCTATCTTTGGAGAAGGATGTGTTAGACGAGCAGGGCTGTATGACGAAGCCTTCTATCCTGTCTACTTTGATGACAACGATTACGAACGAAGAATCAGAAACGCTGGGGTAGAGGTCAAACAAATCTCAGCAAGGATTCACCACGACCCGATGACCACAAGACAGGACTTCCTAGACAAGAACCGCATAACTTGGGCGGCTAACGAAAAGCGTCATCACGAAAAGATAGCCAACAACGACTTCTCGGTTCACGGCTGGAGCTTAGATGTAAGGAGAGCAAACAGATGGGACTGACAATCTATACAGGCGGGACTTTTGACCTGCCACACTCAGGGCATGTGAACTTCCTTAGAGAGTGTGCAAAACTCGGTGAAGTCACGGTATCGCTGAACACTGATGAATTTATAGCCGACTACAAAGGCAAGCCCCCAGTTATGACCTATAACGAGAGATTGCAGGTGCTATCGGAGTTTAGGTGCGTATCAAATGTGATACCAAACATAGGCGGGGCAGATAGCAAACCCTCAATTTTAGAAGTTCGACCTGACATCATTGCCATCGGTTCAGACTGGGCTAGAAAAGACTATTACTTACAAATGGGATTCAGTCAGGATTGGTTAGACGAGCTAAGCATTTCTCTAATCTACATTCCCTACACCCCAGGGATAAGTTCTACTGAGGTCAAGCGGAGAATGAGGCTAAACTAGATACATGGCTATTACCAACGGATATTGCACTCTTCAGGATGTCAAAGATGCACTACGAGTGCAGGATTCAGTTGATGACACAATTCTGGAGCTTCACATAGAAACAGCTTCACGCCAGATTGACGACATCTGTGAGCGTGTCTTTTACTCCACAGCAGGTCAGACACGATACTTCGTGCCTAGAGACAGCTATGTTTGCGAGATTGACGATTTAGTTACTCTCACAAGCCTCAAGACTTCTTCTGCTGCTGACAAGGTTTACGATGTCACTTGGACTGCTGCTGACTATCAGCTAGAGCCAGTAAACGGCATTGTCGGCGGTATGCCAACACCCGTAACTCAAATCCGTGCAGTAGACGAATACTGGTTCCCGCTTGCAAACGGTGAGACAACCGTAGAGGTTGCCGGAACATTCGGTTGGAGTGCTGTCCCAAAGCCAATCAAGCTTGCAACCGTGCTTTTAGCCATGAGGCTCTATAAAAGAATGGATAGCCCTTTGGGGGTGGCTGGCGTGTCTGACATCGGCGTTATCCGTGTCAGTCGCATTGATCCTGACATTGATGCACTGATTAGCCCATTCAAGAAGGCAAGGATGGCCTAGTGTCCGTCATCAATGACATTAGAGATGGCCTAGCTACAAACCTAGCTACTATCAATGGTCTAAGAACCGCATCGGAACTTATTGACAACCCAAGCCCACCGATAGCTTTAGTAGCTATTGATTCAGTCGAATACGACCAGGCCTACCAAAACGGACTAACGCTTTACAACTTCACAATTAGCGTGATTGTAGGGCGTGTTGCAGAACGCACTGCACAACGAAAGCTTGATCTCTACATGGCCCCCACAGGCGACCAGTCTGTGAAAGCTGGTGTAGAATCAGACAGGACACTCTCGGGTGCTTGCCAAGACCTTCGGGTTGTAAGCAGTGGCTCGGTAGGGTCTATTCAAGTAAACGATCAAACCTACTTGGCGGCTGAATTTACAGTCACCGTCTATGCATAAATAAGGAGATAAATTGGCAAAGTTCGTAGCAACAGGCACTAAGGTGACCTTGAACAGCTCAGACATCTCCAGCTCATGTGCCCGTGCAGAGCTGGTGATCAATGCCGCTGAGGTGACAACAACAGACTTCGGTTCAGCAGGCTGGACAGAAGTTATCGGAGGGCTAAAGTCAGGCTCAGTGAGCCTTGACTTCCACGCTGACTTCGGTGCAGGAGCAGTATCAACACTGTTCGAGGATCTAGTAGGAACAATCGGAACCGTAGTGCTCATCGCAGCAAACGGAACCGCTGCTTCCGCAACAACCCCTGCTTACACCGCAACAGTGCTAGTAAACAGCTTCACCCCGATTGCTGGTGCAGTCGGTGACCTGAGCACCTTCTCAGTCACCTTCCCAACCACGGGTGCTGTTTCCTACGCAACCGCATAAGGAGCAAAATTGAAAATCAACCTACAAGTTACTTACGACAACGGCACTAAAAAAGAAGTAGTGTGCAACGCTGCTGATTTAGTTGCCTTTGAAGATAAGTATTCAGCCTCCATTTCGATTCTCGGAACCGAGACTAAGTTGAGCCACCTGCTCTTCCTAGCTTGGCACTCCGAGAAACGAACTGGAGCAACAAAGGATGAATTCTCTAAGTGGTGCGAGACAATCGCATCAGTGGGGGATTCTGAATCAGACCCAAAATAAAGGGGCTGGGGGATTCCTCAGCTCATTGGTTCATCGCTGGTCTCGCTTGCGAGACGGGCATAGCACCAAGTGTCCTGATGCAAGAATCAGAACGCATGCTATGGACTATGCATAGATGGTTGGTGGCAAAGCATTTGCCTAGTAAGTAGAGAGGCCGCCCTTCGGGGCGGTCTTTCTCTTTAGCGGTAAACTTGTATAGATTGATTGGCGGTTATCTTGGCTATAGACCCAAATTTTATTGTAAAAACACAATATGGGTCATTCGGATCGTCAAATGTTGTCCGTCTCGAAATCACAAATCTTCCTGAAGTTTTGAGAATACTCAAAGACTTAGATCAGGATTACATCAAAACCCTTCGTAAAAACTATAAAGAAGTTGGCAAGATAGCTCAAACTGCCGTCAAGCGAGCAATTCCAGACAAGAACAGCCCGCCAATGACCAACATGCGTCAGGTGCACTTTGGTCGTTTAGCTTGGGGAACTACTTGGGGTGGCGGTGGCGGTAAGCCCAGACCTGCTAAGTCCGTGCTTATTCAAACGCCTAGTAGCCGGAAAAAGAAGTATCGAGAATTAGAGAAGATACCCGTAGTTCGGTTGCAGATAGGTTCGCCAGGAACCGTGCTATTCGACATGGGTGGAAGAGCTAAGTATTCCAAAGGTCGTAAAGGAATGACTCCTGTTTATGACTACATGTATACGATCAACGGGCGTAAAGTCCCAGGTAAGCGTCAGCACCGAGTTGTGCCATTCGCTTTCGCCAAAGGAACTGCAAAAGCCAGTGGCAAGCTTCAGATGACTGCATCACGCATCGTGTATCCCGCTACAGAGAAAGCCATGCCAGCAGTTACCCGTAAAATGAGAGAAGTTATTTACGAGACAAATCGCAAAATCCAACTTGAGCTGCTGAGGAAAACATAATGGCAGGAAAAATAAATGTCAATCTGACGACAGCCATACAAGGCATTGCCAATACTCAGCGTCAGCTATCTCAGCTAAGCAAGGGCATTGCCACTGTCGGTAAGACTGCCGGACTAGCTGCTATTGGTTTTGCCGCCTTTAGTGCTAGCGTAAAAGCAACAGATTTCGCTATTTCTGCCGTAGAGGGTGCTAAAAACCTTGAGCGTAACCTTTTGGGTCTTAAGTCAGTATTTGATAATGTAACTCCTCAAATGAGGCAGTTTTCAAAGGCTGCTGAAGAGGTTGGTTTATCTCAGAGCGAGGCCGCAAAAGCCTCAACATTTATAGGTTCGGTTCTAAAGCAATCTGGATTTACTATTCAGGAAACTGCCGATCTAACTGAGCGTCTTGTAACTCTAGGAACCGACCTCTCTCTGACCTATGGTTACGATGTCTCCGAAGCCTTGATGGGCATGACAGCTCTCTTCCGTGGAGAGTATGATCCTATTGAGAAGTTCGGTGTTGCTATGAAGCAATCCGAAATCAATGCGGAGTTAGCTGCTAGGGGTCAAGACAAGCTTACTGGTGCTCAAAGGCGGTTTGCAGAACAACAGGTTCGTGTAGAGCTTCTTTTTCAGCGTTCTGTTGATGCTCAAGGAGCAATGGTTCGTGGCTCTGGGACTCTTGCCGTAGAGCAACTAAAGCTTCAAGCCACATTCAATAATCTCAGGGACACAGTTGCAACTAATTTATTGCCTGTTTTAGGTGAGCTCACTCGCTCTTTTAGGGAAGTGCTCAAG